AACGTGCTTATCTTTATGTCGTTTGTTTTCAGAGAAGTTGACTTTCGTATTAGTCTGCTTGTTAGCAGCACTATCCTTTTTCTCTGACAGCCCTCTTTTTTCGTTTCTGCGGCTTTCAATTCGCTCTTTAATCGATTTCAAACCACGATTAATTATGATTCTGCCGTCGGCTTTATATTCAACCATTGGCACTTTGCTCCCGACATTTGCGTTGGCAGCAGAACTATCCTCCAGGCAAGGAACTTCAAAAACAAACTCACGTATTACACTTGTTAGTTCGTCTATGTTAGTTGTGTCGATAAGCGATATATGCTTTTCGTTTCGCTCTGTTGTCACCTGCTCACTATTATACGTTTGCTTGACGCTTTCAATAGCGACCGACTTCTTTGTCCGACAGCCAACGCACATTGTTACAAGGACGCAAATTAATAGTTTACAAGATGTATTTATAGATCTATTCATACTCTTTCGATTTAGGTGAGGGAGTTTTTCTCCCTCACTTTGTTACACTTTAAGTTTGAAACACTGTCTCCTCTGTCGTCCGTCGGTATTCTTGTAGGCAACATGCACCCACCTTGAAGTCTTACTCCTTTCCACGATAATTTGATCGTAGGAGTACCCCATCTTGGAGAACTCGTTAGCCATGAATCGTTCAAACTCAGTCTGCTTACCATTGACAGGCTGCAAGTCAGCAGCGTAGCCCTCGACATGTGCGGAGGTCTTCACACCGCCTACAGCCTTATTCAATTCTGGTGAGCGGTAGCCACTTGTTACACGGATAGCAGGGTTCTCGAGTTTGTGAGCCTCGCAAAACTTACCCCATTCTACACGAATACTCTCTAAAAGAGTAATCGTTTCTGTAAGGTGAACCTTCACAATAGAAGGAGGGTTATTGTTTATCTTGAGTTGTTCAGCAGTGCTGGATTGTACCAGCTCTGCTATTGAAAAATTTGCCATACTATTCTTCTATTTTTTGATTTACATTTTTCTCTTCACCAATGTAGTCAGCGACATACTGAATAACTTTCTTTGCATCTCTATCTGAAGCTGCACTAACGACTGATTGAATGATGCGCTGCATATCAGCAGCAGTACTCTTTCTCTCTCTTGCATGTTCAATGAGACTCTTTGTTTCTATGATGAGTAAGGAAGCAGAGAACAGTAATGTACAGATAGGGAAAGTCTTAACACCTAACAGAGAACAAGACGTGAAAATCACGACATCGATAATCAAGGCGATAAGAAGAAATCGCCAATACTCACCAATCTTACCAAGCGTCTTGCGCATAAGGTGCGAAGTCAAAGGCTTCTTCAACTTATTTTGCGTATAAACCCTGTCCCACAAGTCGATGAAGGCTGCGCTAACGACTAAAGCCCACATCACGACACATGTTATAAGATGTGTAGCTACAGAGTGAATAAACTCTGGTGTAAACTGTAATTCAACTATATCCATACGAACACCTCCTTTACAATAGGAAAAGAAAAACACCCACGATCGCACCAAGCATACCTGCACAGACATCGAGCCAATCGAACTGCTCCTTTCTGTAGTAGTAATCGACACTCTCTTTTCCAGTCATGATGAAGAATGCTGGTACCAATGCGAAGATTAAGCACACATCAATAGCATGTAAAGCCTTGCACACAATCATCGAAACGACAAGACCAGCAAACATGTGCAGATACTTATCGCTACCGATAGCAGCGAGCCTTCCGAAAATCCTGTAAACACAATCTAAAAAACTTTTCATATCACTATTTTATTTAATTAAACATCCATATTAGGTGCTGGTATAACAGCTGGTGGCTCGTCGCCATTCGAAGGGTTGATAAGATTCCCACCACTATCAGAAGAGAAGTTCTTTCCGCCTAATTCAGAAACATACGACTTCGTAATGACCGTGTCGTAATAAACAGACCGCACAGAGTAAGACATCTTTTGAGCTACAACCGCACCTCCACTTGTAGAGCCTATCTCGAACAGTCCACCATAAATCATTTCTCCACTCTCTCCAATCTTAAGTGTGATAGGAGTTGTAGCTGCTATTATAGCCTTATTGTCGTCTGTGTATTGCTGTCCTAACTGTAAGGTTATATATTCATGTGACTTATCATCAAGCGTAGCAGTCAACTTAATATCACCACCTCCATAAGTGTTCTGTTGAAAACCTCTATTGGTGATTTTCACAATGATATTAACACCGAGATAAGCCTTACCATCACGCTTGCTAACGAAGTATCTGCTGGCATTAATCAACTCCATATCTACTCCATACTTATTCACTATACCACGATGATTAAGCATTATCTGTGGCTGTCCGAGTTCATTCGCAAGAATGATGTTCGGATACCCGTCAACTTCACCGAAGTAAATTGAACCGTGTTCACATCGCATACGTACACGAGAAGCATCAATCGTTCCATCTGAAGCTACGAACGCAACCTTACCCTCTGGAGTTTGAACCTTGAAGTCCTTTGCATTGACGGTGAAAGAGCTATTCTCACCATCCATGTGCATACCTACAGCTTCAAGACCAGTACGCAAGTCTTTCACAAAGGCAGAGATTGATTTGCCACCAACATTAAACTCAGCTTCGAATTGTTTGGTGGTATAATGCTGTGCAGACTGCCAATCTTCAATACTAAACTCTTCACCCTTTTTCTTTGACTGAATGCAGACGAGCAGGTCGTTACGATACTTATCACCGTAAGTAGCATTGGTCCACTGATCGCCTGCATCGTATGGAGGAACTGGTACGGCTTGCACGAAAACTCGACGCTTACCATCAGCCGTGTCTTGTGCGTGCTTAGCTGCTTCAAGCGACTTCAACACGTCAGCGTCCGTTATCTCCTTCCAACCGTAAGACCCATCTTGATTTTTCTCGAATGAATACGCCCTACCGCCACCCGTCTCTGCATAGCTTCGATTATAGTAGATGTCATGCAGGTGCATCTCCTTTGTAGCTTCGTCCGCCCACTCGTTAGCAGGTTCAGTGGTGAGCGTTGGAACCACGTCACCAAACCAAATAAAAAGTTGTTTATCTGACTGCTGCATAACCGAGCTAATACGTCCCTGCATAGACTCTAAGAAGTCTTGCAGGCGGATATACTCACTACGATTAGCAGGGTTCTCGACCCTTATATCGAAGTTCTGCTTATCGAATAAGAAGATAGGACGAGGAAGGGTAAAACTATTGATCCCCTTTATAATCTTAAAGTACGGTGCGCCTGTGCCTGCTGCTGATTGTATGATAGCACTCTGTCTGTCTTCATCAGTGAGGTGACCTAATTGCACAACCTCGTCACCCACTTGCGGAACATCGCTACCACTTGCGTAGTCATCGACATTCGTATTATCTGCAATATCGACATAATCCGTTCCTACAGCGATGACACGACGATGCCAGTAGTGATTAGACAGCTGTCCTCCAGCATCTATCAAGTTGAATGTCTCGCACAGAGCAAGGTCATCTACTCGCATAGAGTTATAGATTCTGCGTCCATCAGCATCTTCTTGACGGAAGTAACATCGCCAAGCTCTGACTATTCTTTCAATCTTAGAGATGACAAATCCACCAGCAGAGTTCACTACCTTGCCCTTGATTTGAGAGGTCTTCATTATCTCAACCTCCTCTGCTGTGAGTTTGCGATGCACGTGTAGGTATTCTGCATCTATATGCCAGGCACCTTGTTCATCCTGATAGATAGATACGCCTGACTCGCCACGCACTGACTTGCCAAACACGATACCCTTCATGAAGGTAGTCAGTGCATTAACGATTGTATCTTGATCTGTTCGAACGATTTTCTCCCAATCGACACTCTTAGGGTCGAGTGTGCGAGCAGACTTTGCTTCGTCAGCTAAGCCAGCGAGTATCTTCTGTGCATCCAAGGTGAGGTAACCTCCAATACGATCGAGCGCATTCAGTACCGACATATTATCGTGGCGGTGTCCGAACGAACCATCACCCTTGTAAGCGGTGGTGACCTCACGAGAGAACCACTCAAGGATAGATTCAGCTGTGGTAATATTCCACTTGTCAGAGTAAGGACTCTGGACAGGGAAGAGAGCCCCACTGCTTAGCGGTAGTCGCTCAAGCTCAACTAAGCGTGGGGCGATGGTAAAAGACCCTACATCTGGTATCTTGATATCCAACATTGCAGGCGCAGCGTCCTCTGACCTGGTTATGTTCAGGTAGGGACGTGCATCTGCGTACTTATAGGTAAATGTATAAGATGAAGGGAGGTCTTTCGTCTGCCAACTGACGTCGCTCTCTGTCACTACAATGCGACGTACATAGTTGCCTGTGTAGAGGAACTTTCCCAAGGAAGGGAAGAAGTCAAGCAACCATTTGCGTTCCTCCTTAGAGAGGAAGCCAGTGTTCTTCTTGTATTCTCTAACCGTGTCAACACGATACTCTTCTGAATCGTTCTCAATCTCTGCTACATTGTGCGTATGTTTCGCTGTATTCTCTGCATCACCATACGCACGGAAGGTATCGATACCACCGAGTGAGTTTTCAAAGAGCACCCACTGTTCTTCCTCGCTACGGATATCTGAAGCATAGTATCTCTGAATGTAGGTGAGTCGAGTACCAGCAGCATCTTCTACCCATACGTCATAGTAGCTCGGCATCTTGCCTAACTTGCCAGCGATGACACCATATTGCATCGGCATCGTCCACACCTTACCGTGAGAGAGGTTGCCGAGTTCGATGTCTGTCTGAACATAGCTACCGTTCTCTTCTATATACGCACGACACTTTGCAACACAGTCCTCGACAGCGTAGTAACTAAGAAACTCTGGCGTGTAATAGGTAACAGGCTTGACGGTAGGCTGCCACGTCAAGAAGTTACGTTTCAACCAATCTGAAGCGGTGTCAGCGAAGTTGTCAATACCAGCACGGAGTACCGTGAATTGCCAAGACTCTTTAGCAGCTGTCTTATCTTCAATGAGATTAACAAGGAACTCACGAGCAATGTTCGGTTGACGATAGATTGTAGTCGACTCCTGGAGTTGAAATGACAGCAGCGGAGTGATAATGTTCTCCAAGTCTATCTCTATGCGCTTAGCCTTGTTAGGTGTATAAGTGTGCTGCACAATGATTTCATTCGAGTCTGCATACTTCAGAATGAATGTAACCTCTTGCGTGCTTGATATGATAAAGTGATTCATCGAGCCCGTCAGGCTGAGAGAATCAGGTTTAAGAATAATATCCATGTGCGAATTGTTTAACACAAAAGTACCCTATATATTTGAGATGATAAAGGACAGGTTTTAACCGACATAATTAAAGAGGTACGCACTCCAACCACACCTCTGTTCGAGTGTATTCGTACTCTCCGTGTCGGAACCAGCCACCTTTTCGTGTTATTCGCTCAGTATATGAACGCTGCTTACCATATTGCACACCAACATACTCAGCTGAAGGTAGAGGAGGGTAGACTGTCACGAAGGTCTTGTTTCGCTCTCGATCAGCAGCTTTGTATTCTTCCCAGCTGACTGACGTTCGTTTCTCTTTTCCAACCCACTTATACTTCACATCCATAGCCTTGAGTTGCTCATTGATCGTAGGAGCAGTTATAGTAGGTTCCATAAGCGATACTGTGTACAGATCTGACTCTACAGGCTCATTCTTTCCTCCAAGTGTGAACTTGAGCTTATTGAAAAAGAAAGGCACACCACGAATGACGACCTTAGCATAAGAAGATAGGTTCTGTTTCTGCGACTGAGAGAGCAGTAGCTTCACCTTCATGTCGTGAAGTGAATTGCGCAGCAGCAAGTCATATTCACGGTAGAATTTTTCAAAGATGCCTTGTGGACCATTGTAGTGCAGAGCGTAATCAAAGATGCGAGGATGTGAAGGTGCATTCACATCGTAAGCAGAGATAGTTCCTGCTGGACGACCGTCTGAAAGATAACTGAAGGCGAGTATCGTCTTTTGTTTGTTGGCAGATTCCGAGGTATTCTCCTTTGGTTCTGTCGCAACAACCATCTTCGAGTTGAGTGACATGTATGAACCTACGTAGAGGAACTTACCCATATCATAGGTGAAGTCTTCCTCCTTGATAGTTGCCTTATAACTAAGCATTCGTAACTCTGGTATGAGTTCTGGAACCTTTATCTCTTTTGCTTCAAGAGTTTCTCCCGTGTTGTAGTCTTGTGAGGCTTCGCCTATCTTCACCGTCACTTGGAAGTCACCAGACCATCCTGTCTTATAAATAGCCCCATCGATAGGGTCGAAGTAAGCGTTCGGGTTCGCCTTTACTAAGCTGTCTATATCATCGTAGGAGTCTGAGATTTCTGAATCGACCTTCTCCTCCGCTGAGAGTGTTACACGCTTATAGTCGTTCTCTGACTTATAAGAGAGTGTAGGTTCTTGGGTTACGCAATGGGTAAGGTCGGTATTCGGAGTTTCGTTCAGCGCATCACGCAAGAAGATGATATCTGCAATGCGCTTACCTTCATCAGAGGTGAACTCACAGCAGAACTTCTTACGAAAAACAGAGATAAAATCTGCACAGGTAATATCAGGTACAAGGTCAGCTACCTTTATCTTTCCATTTACCAGCACGTCCATAACATTATTTACGACGACCATCTTATTGAATGGTTCTGTTCGAGTAAAGAAGTTCTCTTGCAGATCATACCCAAAGTAAGCGAATACACGCTTAAGAAGATAGTTAGCACGAATGAATGGCGACATATAATATCCAGGTGCGAGCGTAATAGGTACGTCGTTGACATACTCTGTGCGCTGTACTGCATTATAGAAGTCACAATCCTCACCGCTCATATCGGGGTGAAACGATTTAACTGAAGGTACCTCTGGAAGGAAGTCGTAGATTTTGTCGTATCTCAACACCTTTTCCTTACCAAACCCATTTAACACCTTATAATTAAGACCTTCCTTTTGTCCAGAATCATCCGTGAAAAGCACTGGAAAGATGCCGTAATGCTCATTAGAGTTATTGCGAAGATTACGACAAAAATTAATCCCTTCTTCTACAGTGTTCACTCCTGGTATGAATTCGCCTTTGAAAATATCCTTCAGCTTTACCTTCTGAATTCTTGAATAAAAAGAGCCATCATTAATGTAGAAGGATGTCGATATGCCACCCTTGTACTGAGCAGACAGCACCACCTGCCTACATTGAGCGAAGTACTCACCATCTTGTATCGCGACATCTGTAGCGGTCATCTTCACTCGTCTACCGAACGAGTCAGGGAAACCGAGTATCCTGCGATTACGTTCTGACGAAGGCAGTTCGAGCGGTGTCGTCTGTTCTCCGTAATCATTGAAGAATGGATTGGTTCGTTCAACTTGTATCTGTGTGTCGGGCTTGAGGTTGTAGTCTTCGCCCTTCTCTATGTTAGTTATCTTCATTACTATGTAAGGTGTTAAGTCTATTTACTTCCGAATCTTCGTGCCTTGTCTTGTAGCTGCTGTTTCTGTTCTATCTCATTAAGAGAAACTGATGCAGGGATGCCGTCAACAGACAATCGGTCAAGCACATCAGTAAGTCGCTCGATGAGTGTATCCTTGTAGGAGTCTTTAACCACACCACGCACGTCATTAACTGTTGGTGTGACATATCCACCAGAGGCACGACCTTGTGCCTGTTGAATGAGAAACTTATTCATATCGAGGGTACGGATAGTTCCTGCACGCTGCGCACGGTCGATGATATCAATGAATGGTGCTACGGTAGGATTCTCGACGGCAGCGTTCGAAGCCACCCACTCCTTACTGTGACCATACCCTCCTTCTCCGACGAGAACGGTTGGTTTGTCGATAAATCCACGTCTGTCAGGGTCGTAATCAGCACGGAACATTTTGCCATCCTGTCTACGCTCGACATCGATACTACCACCAGACTCAAGACCTGTAGCAACACGTGCGCCTGAAGCAGAGGCGGAACCACCTGCACCACTGAGCGACATACGTTTAACACGCTGACGTTCAGCGTTGGCAGTAGCAAGTTGCGCCGCACCAGTGATACCCATCAAGGCAGCAGCGATAGGACCAGCGATAGGACCAAGTTCGCTAAGAGCCTTCATTATAGAAACAGCTGTGTCAGCTATAATCTGAGAGGCCTTGATAGCGAAGTTAACATCAGCATACTTTTTCTGTATCTTCAGTTTCTCATCCGCCTTCTTCTTTTCAAGTTCCGTAGTATCTTTACCTGCTTTCTTTGCTGCTTCAATCTCCGCATCATACTTCGCATCAACGTTCGCTTCCTCTGCTTGCTGTAGTGCCTGAACAGCACCGCTGGAGAGGTTAGAGTAAAAATCGAATGCCTCCTTCATCTTGGCAATCTTCATATTCTTCACTGCCTCTTCATATTCTTCTTCAGATATCTCTTTATTCTGAAGGTGCATCTTCAACTGATCCAACTCTGCATTATAGAGTTCCTGCTGTGAAGCAAGACCATACTGCTGACGTATCTGAAGGCGGTGTTCTTCTGCCTGCTGATCAAGAAGAGTAAGAGCCTGCTGGCGTTCCTGCTCATTGAGTACACTATCATCTTCTATCTTCTTACGACGTGCTGTATACTGGTCTTCGAATGTGTCAAGCCCATACTCCTGTCGTGCTTGTGCCTTTTGCTCCTCTGCTTTCTTCGCATAGTCTACGATGATTGCAGCTTTAGCAGCTTCGTAAGCCTTTGTAACTTCCTTCTCACGTTCGCCATTCTCTTTTGCTCGTTGCAAGGAAGCCTGGTAATATCCATCCAAGAGGAGCAACTTTGCATCACATTCTTCTTTAAGCGTCTGTGGCTTAGATGGTGCTGCCTCCTGAATCTTCTCAAGAGATTCGTAGTATTCTTTTTCAGCTTCGATATAAGCGGTATTCGCTGCCTGCTGTTGGTCAGCGACAGCCTTAGCTTGACCTTCCTGCAATGCTTTCTTTTTTGCAGCATCCTTGAATACTAAGTTTTCAGAGCGTTGCAAATATGCCTTCTCTATGTCGAGAAGTTTATTCTGATGCTGAATATTGAGAGCAGCTACGTATGCGCTGTATTGCTCTTGCGTAAGACTCTTTTTCGCAAGAGCTTCTTTTAGGGCATTCAGACTCTTATCATAACTTCGCTTTTCGGTATCGATATCTTGAGCACGATCATGAGAAAAAAGTTTAGCTGCCACTTCATCAGGGTCTGGACCCTTCTTGGTTTTATCCTTTTTTGTTTTAGTTTTCTTTTTAGGGTCTTTGATTCCATTTTCAATGGTACTCTTTTTGCCTCCGTCAGAAGCACTTTTATTTGTAGCGTGATTTTTTACCTCTGGTGTTACATCGACTGAAAGATGAGCTACCTTCTTATTGCTACCAGTGTTTTTTATTGCTTCAATAAAATTGTCACGAACATTTGCAGCCATCTTCTTAGCATCATTACCAATTTCTACCCACGTGTCTTTGTAGGCATCCCAAAGTCCCTTGATACCAGTTGTAATCTTATCGACATCGAAAGAGAACGCACCTTCAATGATTTTAGCCCAGGCTTTTGCCATTCGCCCCATGCCTTTGAATCCGTCAATAACAAGATAAACTCCAAACTTGAATACCTCCCATGTACTCTTGAAGTTGTTTTTAATGTGTTCAATGCCAGCACGAAATACCTTAGATTCATTATATAAGTCAATGAAGTAGTTAATGATTTTAACCGTGTAATCGATAATCTTAGACAACGCTTTAACTCCGAATATCTTAGCTTTCATTGTAAGTTCATCAAAGCCCTGTTCGCCAAGACCGAAGAACTTAGACATCTTCTCGTTAAGCTCTGCTTGTGCGTCGACCTCTTCACGTTGTAATTCTCCGTACTCTCCTGTCACCTCTTTAAGTTCGTCCATATTGGTAGACATATCAGCTAAGGTCTTCACGAGTTTCATACCTTCGTTGCTTGCTGTCTTTCCAAAAACAGACTTCATTACTTCACCCACCTGCATAGAATTTTCAGGCAGCTCCTTTATCTTACCTGAAATCATCTTAATAGCCTCTAAGATACTGGTCTTTCCTGATATAAGGTCAGCTTCGAGCTGCTTGCTTGAGATACCGATAGCATTCAGTGCATTCTGTGTAGATGAAGACATAGTACGAATACGGTTTGTTGCGGTCTGTATCAATCCCATACCTGCCTCATTGAAGAGGCCTGAACGTGTCTGTGTGATACTGGCAACAAGGTCATTCACCGAAGCCCCAGCATCGCTGAAGGCTGGTGCGAACTGCTGGATTTGGCTTAAGAATGTACCATTGACATCAGCACCAGCCTGAAGACCATTCTTGATATTATTGATTGCTTCCTGGGCGGTGATTCCATACTGGTCCATTAGAGTGTCTACTGACCCCAATACATCCTTATAGTCTTTTCCCATCTGTGAAGCGAGTGCTGATATCTGACTCTGTGTGTGGACGAGTTCGTCACCTTGTATGTTAAAGAACTCACGTGTCAGACGCTGCGCCTCTTCAATCTCTACATTGTAATCATACCACCACTTTGCTCCTTCTATCACGGCAGAGATAGAAGCAACAGCAGCGGTAGCCACACCAACGAGTTTTGTCCAACCACCAGAGATAGATGAGAACATACCTTCAAACTTTCCCATAATGCCAGACGTCTGTTTCCCCATAGAATCAGTCAGTCCAGAAGCATCACGACGCAATTCTGACATACGTCCATTTACGCTACGAAGCTGTGATGCTAAATGCTCATACTCTTTCGGATTCGCTGCCTTTGAAGTATTGTTCAGTGCTGTCTGAAGTTCCTTGGCATGTTTCTTGAGCTGTGACATCGTCATAGCATTGACATCCATTGCAGAGCGAAGTTCACGCAGTTTCTTATTATTCTCAGCGATCTGATTACTATAATTCTTCACCTCTGCTTGTAAGCGTTTGTACTCAGCGGTCTCTTTCTTACCTGCTGTCTCGAGGTCGAGCATTCGATTCTGTCGAGCCTTCATTTCCTTACTAAGGTCCTGCGTAGCACGCTCAAGCTGTCGTAATTCCTGCTGTGCCTTGTCTGTTTTAGCATCGATAACCAAGGCAACGTGGTCTTCTTTGATTTTGCTCATATCTATTGATTATCTGTGGGTAATATGTGATTTGAAAGTGCATCCTCCATTTTCTTTCGCCAAGCAGCACGAACTTCATTTGTAAATCCTGCTTGAATATCAGGGAAAGTCTCGTTGTATAAAACACCCCATACAACTCTATTATAAACAGCATACTTAGCACGCTGCTTCTTGGCTCGCTTACTACTTAAGCCTGCATAGTTAATGCGGTATTGCATATCGAGGAAACGTAGATAAGAGAGAACCCCGATATAAACGGTAAACTTTCCATTCGATTCTTGAAGAGAGAAAGCACGACGAGATAAGAAGTTTCGAAGAGTTCCAGTGTGCTCCTTGAAGTAGCGATTAGCAACTTCTTCCTGCGTCTTATAGATAATGCCGATATCACGACGAAGAATCTCAGAGACGAACTCATCCTTTACGAATTGATCTGTTATCATGACACAAAGATAACACGAGAAAAATAATGGGAAAAGGACAAAAAAGCGAGGGCA